CGAAATTTATGTGACACACACGGAGTAGAGTACGTAATCGCCGTACCACACAACATAGTTGGCCCAAGGCAAAAATACGATGATCCATTTAGGAACGTCATGTCCATAATGTTGAATCGGATGTTACAAGGAAAGCAACCGATTATATACGGAGATGGTGAACAAAAGAGATGCTTTAGTTATATAGATGATTGTTTGTACTGTTTGAACGCACTTGCTTTTCAAGATGATGTCGTTGGAGAAGTTGTGAATATAGGACCGGACGAAGAACCAGTAACAATTAATCAATTAGCAGAAGCGTGTGCTAACGAAACAGGAGTCAATCTTGATCCTGAACATCATAAAGATAGGCCAAAAGAGGTAAAACTTGCAACATGTTCCTCCGACAAGGCCCGTAAATTGCTAGGATATAAAACATCAACAAACATGCGCCAAGCAGTAAAAAAAACTGCGGACTACATAAGACAAAGGGGCACTAAAAAGTTTCAATACCATTTGCCTTTAGAAATAATCAACGAGCATACTCCCGACACTTGGAAAAATAAATTAATATGATTTCTTTTTGTTGTCCGTCTAGAGGAAGGCCAGAATTAGCCAAAAGATTAATTGACACTGCTTGTGAAAATCAAGATGGTAATACAGAATTTCTTTTCTATCTGAACGATGATGATCCAAAACTAGAACAATACCGAGATTTACTAGAACAAAAATATTATACAATAGGTCCTAATCAATCAACTTGTTTCAGTTGGAACCTAATGTGTGAAAAGGCTACAAATGATGTTGTGATGCTCATGGGTGACGATGTACAAGTAAAAACTAAGCACTGGGATACTCTTATTGTAAACGAAATAAACAAATATAAAGATAAAATTTTAATGGTTGTGCCGTCAGATGGAAGATTAAAGACAGCAGGTAAACTTGGAGACACGGTTAGACTTTGGCCAGACGAGCCTTTGGGTGCCGCACACTTTGCCGTGCATAAAAACTGGACCAACACATTAGGATACCTGGCTCCAATATTTTTTTGGCACTGGCACGTTGATTCGTACACTCAAAAGGTTGCACGTAAGCTAAACAGATGTTTATACTTGCCAACTGTGGAATTCAAAGCAAAAAAAATTATTAACGACGATGCTGGGAAGCAAATTAGGGCAAATTTTAATATTAATCTTAGAGATAATTATGTCTGGAAAAAAGTTAGAGATAGGCATCTAATGAATGATGTTAATATTTTGCGTAAATTTATAAAGGGTAAAAGCACTTCTTAGATCTGTGCTTCATGATAAACAAATTAAATGTTATCCTGTTTGTATCCTGATTACTTTCATATGAATGCCAGGTCGTATTTTGTTTGCCACAAAAAATAAATGTTGAGTTGGGTTGCCATTGTGCTTCCTTTACAAATGCGGATTCATCTTGAGCAGTATACATCTTGGTGCCAATATTTTTGTCTGGTGTAATATAAGTTACTGCACTCCATGTTTTTTCCAGCCCTTCCTGATGGATGTAAAATTTGTATGGCAACGGTGGCGTCACACTGATGTGAGCATTGATACCTAACGTTGGATATTTTCTATATTCTGGATAAATTTCGTGTATGTGTTTTATATTATCCATAAGATTTTCGCATATATCTACAGTCTCATCATAAAAATTAATATTATAATTTTTGTATTCACTCGGATGTATCTGAATTAACTCCTTTGTTTCAAAATTTAAATTTTCCGTACATTCTTTTTTTAGTTTTTTAAATGTGGCATCTGTGAACGTGTTTTCAATTAATTGATGCGGCCATGGATCCGACTGAATAGCAGTTTGTAAGCATTTATCTAAAAAATTTTGGCCTTCGGTCATTTTATTTTGTTAATTATTTCCTCATATTGTAGTTTTTTAATATCTAATTGTATTAAAGGTCGACGTATAAATTTTCTTTTTGCTTCTTTTATAGTAATATCTTTATATTTGGTTATTAAAAAATGGTTTGGCATGTATGCAATAAATTTTTCTTTTAACATGAATCCAGGCGGATGGTTGTTATCGCTCCGCTCTCGGAAAAACCATAAAGCAATTATTTCTCGATTAAAATCTATGTCTTTTATATCTTCTTTGAATTCAAATCCAACCTTGTATTTTTCATCGAATTCTCGCCAAACTGGATGATCTAGATCCTTTTGGTTTTCGTATAGGATGTCATATTCTTTTACTGGAAAAATATCAAATGCGTGGACATATTCAACAGGATTTGAAAAGTAGTGTTTAGAATGAAGTTTGTTCCAGTTCATTATGCACTGAATAGATTGATAGCTTCTTTCTTCCAATCGTCTGAGTAATCACAATGCCTGTATCCATCAAACCAAGGTCCACCTTCTGTGTAGTGTAATATCTTTGGTGATCCGTCCTCCGGCTCTCTGTACCAACCCACCAACCAGTTGTAGTGATGTGGCAGGTCACCTATCTCTGAATCCTCTAGCCAACTGAACCTGTGTAAAAATTTTGGTGTTTGCTTGTTTAAAAAGTCTGGCGTCAATATTTTGTTTTTTTCATGTTCGCAGTTCCAAAGCACCATGCTACTCCAATTTTTTCTTGGGTAAACTGTTTGAACTTGTCCATCCATTTTGGTTGTTTCTTTTGGTGTATAGTCATGCTTGACACATACCACTGCTTTACTAGGATCCATGTATTTGGTCAGCATATGGCTTGGAACCTTCCATAAGAAATCACAATCACAAAATACTGCCCAACCTTTGTAATCATTCAAATAAGGAACAAAGAACCTTGTGAAAGTAAATTGCGTTGTTGCAAGTTTGTCAACTTCACGAGTATAAATGCCTTGTTCTCGCATTTCGTTTTGCTTTAAGGGAATGACCTCTGCAGATGGATCTCTTCTCTTGATTGAATGTTCGCATACTTGATATGCTATATCTTCTCTTGAATCCCAACCTACGTATACTTTCATTTTCTTCCTGATAATAATTTGTGTATCTCTTGCCAATTACTTACTCTTATTATATCATCATGATTAAAATCTCGATTGTATTCATGGTCAATTAGTATGGGCTTTAAACCGTATTTGAGCCCTGCTAAAGCGTTTTTTGGCTTGTCCTCTACCCAATACAGCCCGGTGTTGTGAAATTCTGCCAGTGCGGAATCTTTGTCTGCTCCTGTGTCAAGGATATGATAATTTTTGAAAATGTGATCACCAAACAATTCACCCAAACGTTTTTTCCGCACCTTTTGTGCAGGTACGTCTGATGTTTGCGACGTGATAGGAATAAATGTCCAACCTTCAGCGGCCAATAATTTTACCCATGTTTGTGAATCAGGCATGGGACTCTGAGTTGCCATCCAAGCACTCTTGTTGAATTCTCTTATTTCTTTCCTTATTTCTGGTACGCTTAAACCAAACCTTTCGGCCATTTCGTATGTATTTTGTTTGTTCGGCAAAAGTTTGTAGGGATATATTCTTTCTTCATTGTTATTATAGTATGAACGTTGCAACATCCAATCTGTGAAATGCCTTTCCCATTCAAGCAATACACCATCGACGTCAGTAAGTATTATTCTATTTGATGTTGGCATCTTCCATACCTGCTACTCTTAACTTAACAATGTTTGTTATCTGCCATTGTTTTTGATCTAGTCCTTTGGTAATGCCTAACCATTGATTCCGTAATAATGCAAATTCATTTATTATTTTGTCCATATCAACAACGTCCTGTTCGCCGTCAACATATTTTTCAGCGTCACGACTGGACAATGCCCTATTGTAATTTTCTAAAAATTTTTTGAATGACTTTGATCGAATTCTCCTAAGTTCAATATTAAGATATTCTAAGATTGCTTCGATTTGTTGAAGTTGGCTAAATCTTTCTTCAACAATACCCGGCAATGCCGCAGATGCTTTTTCAAGATTACCATATAATCTTACTTCTTGTCTTGCTTTTTTATATTCTTCTTCGTAATGGTTTATACAGTCTGGTATTTTATCAAGACTTCTACTTACTTCGTTGTACCAATTAATGGTCTTCATACCGTTCGATATCGACATCATTTTCCTCTTCTTCCTGCTCATCGTAAACTGTGTTGATCGCTTCTTCGAGTTTTGGATCATATTCGGCAGATGCTTTTATTTCATCTTCCTCTATGCCCATATCGTCAAGTGTCTTGACAAAGTCAATAGCGGCGTCTAGTTTTGATCTTTCTGGAATATAATGGATCATGGAGTTCCATATACGTTCGATATCTTCGTGTGTCATATCAATCATTTTTTGCCTCAGATTCTTTTGATAATTTATCAAAATCATCCATAAGCATGTCCAATTTGGATCCGATCCAGGCTTTTCTAAACTCTAAATGTTCTTTTCCTGAAGAATCAACGTATTTCAATCTGTTTCCTTGTTGTGTAAGTACGCCTTTTTTCTCAAATAAATCCACAAGTCCGCTGTACGGATCCATTCCTGTGTCGTATGGAATCTTAACCTGTACACTTTCAAATGGCTTGGCATATCTTGTCTTCATAACTTTACAAGCGGCTCTTATACCTCTCACGTCGGTTATTTTATTACCCTTTTCGTCCTCTTTTAGTTTCAATTTTTTCATTGCAATTACAATTGAACTTGCATATATAAAGCCTTGTCCACCTGAGATCTTGTCATCTGGATCAAACATGTCCTGTGATGCATATGTGTGATTTGTAGCCACAAGGCCCACGTTCCAACTGCCAAACATGTTTACACAGTTTCTTACCAATGCTGTTAGTGCCTTTGGCTTTCGACCTAGGTCACCTTTCATCTCGCCTTTTTCAAACTGATCAACATCTGTTGGTGTAAGCAACATGCCTAAGCTGTCAATTACAAACAACACTTTAGGGGCAGACTCCTTGTTGTCGGCATGTTGTTCCTTGTATCCTTTCATGAACTCCGATACTGTTTTTGCCACATCGTCCACCATGGATAAACTTAATTTTAGAAGTTTTTCTTCCGACGTGTCCACATTTAGCGCCTGAAGCCAAGTTTCGTCTAGTGCGTTCTCCGAATCAATCAATATTACAAATATACCTTGATCCTGTGCGTTCTTAATAATGTTGCCTGATGCTATGTAACTTTTACCTGCACCAGACTCACCGGCAAGTACTGATACTTTGCCTAGGGGAATACCTTTGTTAAAATCTCCGGATATCAAATAATTTAATGCATAATTTCCTGTAGATATCCAATCAGTTGGATCACTGAATCCAATGCCAAGTCCTTGAATAGACTTTGTTATGCTCTTTCTAAATTTTGTTGCGTCAAATGGTTTTGTCATATATGTCCTTATTATATTACACAAGGCCTCGATTGTCAATAATCAAGGCCCTGGTAAAATGTCAGATTATTTTGCTTGTCTTGATCTTATCAGTTTCAAAATATCCTCTGCTCTCTTGGCACTATCAGTGCTTGGTTGAGCAGGTTGTTCCGCCGCTGGTTGTGGTGCCGGAGCAGTGTCTTTCACTTCAGCATTAACCGGATCAGCAGTTTTCTCAACTGGCGCAGGCCTATCAGCAGTTGGCACACTGACTTGATTTGCCTGTACACCCGCAGGTCTGAAGTATTGTCCATACTTCTCAAGATCGTATGCTTCACCGTCAACAGATTTTTCAAACAATTCTTTGATTATTTTCACTTCTGCCTCAGTTGGTTCTTTTGGTCTGAAGTCGCCAAGATTGTGCAGTCCGTATTTTTCAATAGCGGCTCTTTCTGCTTCATCCAAAGCTCTTTCTCTTCTTGACCATTTTGAAGTAGAGTAGTCAGCATAACCACCCTTTGTTGTTTTGTTAATTCTAAAATCAACACCTCGAACACTATCGGTAGGCAACTCTTCCATTTCTGGATCAAGCAATGCCGCTCTGATTATGTTGAAAATTTGAGGGCCAATAATAAATCTTCTTATTGGATTCTCTGGTGTTGTGTCCTCTGCTAAAGGATTTGTTGTGACAAAACCTTGGAAAATATAACTTTTCTTTTTCCAATACTTTCTACCCATGTCTTCCATGCTTTTGTCTTTGAACCATGGTCTAACTTCTGTTAGCACCGGGCAAGTTTTGCCATACATTTCCATACAAGGAACTTGCACGGTTACTGGTCTTGAATCTGTTTGACCTTTTATACCTGCAAAAGGTAGTTTGATCATGTTTCTTTCAGTCCAGAAAAATGTATTGTTGGTATCCTTATCTGGTAAGAATCTCACGACTGCTTCGTCGCCTTCTTTGATATTCCAGTGTGGATAAATGGCGTTGTCTCCGCCTGTTGATGAACCTGAGCGATTAGGTTCTTGTGATTTTAATTTCGCTCTTATTTCAGCCAATGTAGCCATAATGTAAGCCTCCTATTTGTGCCTATGTTTGTTGCCTAAATGTATATTAAGCATTAATACTATAATATACAACTATATTTATGAGAAATCAACCGTTATTATTGGTAAAATGATAGAGCTTTGATTCTGTCTATCTGTGAGTCGTATGCTTGTTCTTCTTCTGAAAAGAAGTCTTCCAATTGCATACCTGCAAGTTCTATTGCATCTTGTAAAGTGTATTCTTTATCGCCAACTTTGAATTTGTCTCCTGCTTTCATTCCGGCCGCCTTTGCTTTTCTTACAGCATGTGCGAATTCATTGCCTTCTTTTTTCATGTCTTCTTTTTCTTTTTTCTCATCAGAACTATGTCCTATGTGTTTGTGTACAACATTGTCTAGCTCTTTGTGAAACTTGTCGATGGCCTTGTCACTCATTTGTTCATCTGTTTTGTCAACGTATCCAGGTGCGCCGGCTTTCATTCTCTTGTAAGCAGTTGTGCCACCCTCTTTATCTGCTTTTGTAACATTTAGTACCACAGGATTTTCTTTGTCTTTTTTATCATCATTGTCGGACTTTGGTTCTTCTTTTAGTTTATCAAAATTTTGTCTCAAATACTTTGTCGCCTCATCATAATCTTTTGATTTGAAAGCTGAATTGCTGTCTTTGTCCAGCACATCGTATATCATCTTGCCGTCTTTGTCGTCTCTGTACATTGACACATAAGGCTTGATAGTGGCTTCTCCAACAGAGTCTACCCAACCTTCGAAAGCTTCTGTTTCTTTTGCCTTGCCTTTGAGATCTTTTTTCGGATTGTATGCTCCTGGTTCCATTCTTATTTCATCAGCATACTTTGGATCTGCCTGCATTTTTTTGAAGTCGTCGATATATCTTTTTGCTAATTGAATTGCAATTTTTTTATTCTTGATATAATCAGCATCAGGCTTGAATGTCGCTGAATTTTCCTGGTCTAAACCATCGGCAACTCTCGAAGCAAAGTTTGCCACTCTGTCTTCCTCGCCTGTNTTTGACAGCATTCTCGATGCTATGTCTGATANTATAGAACTTAGCATTGTGTTTTTATTTTTGAATTTTGTTACCTGTAGCATTTTATCAGCACTATCATCTTTTCTTAAAACTAATTTTTTCTTAGGATCTGTCAAGAAAGATGTTACAACTGCACCGTGATCCATTGGTGGTTCGATTGGTGCGTCGATCGGCTCTGCATCTGGCTCTAGTTCGTTTATTTGTTCTTCGTCTTTTGGTGCATTCTCAAGCTCAGCCATTA